GCACAGGATAAGAAACAGTAATGGACCAGTGCGAACGATAGTGCGTATTGGCCTGAGTATCACGCCACAGTACATTGCGCCACCTCCTTTGTCCTAGTTTCCGGCTGCGAAACGAAGTAGATTGATAGTAGCCCCTTGTAGCGGTTTGAAATGTGGCGCGGCGCGCCCCCCGACGCGCGCCCCGTGCGTATACCGGTCGCCGGGGGAACCACTTGCGTTGCCGCATTTGAGGCCAGCGGCGGTTCATATTACCCCTGAAGTCGCGGCGGTACGTCATCCCTTTATAAAGGGCGTACGCCCCTAGACCGTACCGAAGATAAGGATGATAAGACGCGGCGCGGAGGGCGAGTTTTCCCAGTCCGTATGCGGTTTCGAACATATTTTAAATTCAGGGGGTGGCGCAGCGAGGGGGGGTTTTTATACCCCCAATTTTTAGCGGCTCGAGACGCTACTACTAGGTGGCTCTCTAGGGTCTCGGGTATAAAAGGGAGAGGGTGAGACGCTTGGCGGTAATACTATCCCCCTACTTCGTGGGGGCGCCAAGCTTTATGGTCCCAAGGAGAAGGTCAAGAAGCTTCTGTTTCACACTTAACAACCATACCGAAGATGAAATCCGTGACCTCGTCGCCTGCCTCGAAGAAATTGAATCAAGGTAAACACTGCGGCTCAGAGACTCTGGGGTTTTGACGAGCCACTAATTAAATTACCCCAGATATGTATTCCAAGAGGAAGTCGGAGAAAACGGCACCCCCCATTTGCAAGGAGTCTTCAACGGAAAAAATCAGGTCGCCTTTTCAACCGTTAAACAGTGGAACCTCCGACTGCACGTCGAAGCAACCCGCGACATTCACGCTGCCGTGCAATATTGTTCCGATCTTGCGAAACGCCGCGGACGCATATGGAGCAGAGGATTCGACACCGATAACGACGAACTCGGTTTATTGGTCCCCGAGGCGCTATACGAGTGGCAGGTGGAGCTCGAAGCCTACATTCAGGGAGCAGTTGATCCCCGAAGAGTCCGATGGTACTTTGACCCAGACGGAGGATGCGGAAAGACTGAAATGTGCAGATACCTCATCGGACGACGAGGGGCCTTTTTCCTCGCATCAGCCAAAGGAACCGACATGTGCCACCAAATAGTTAAGGCTAGGAACCACCCCAAATTAGTCGTCATTAACCTCACGAGAGCGGCAGAGGGCGCATTTTCTTACGCGACAGTTGAGTCCATTAAGGACGGCTTAGTCTTTTCCGGAAAGTACGAAGGAGGCGTACGGATTTTCCCCAAACCACACTTAGTTATCTTCGCAAACTGGTTCCCGGACCTTACCAAACTCACAGCAGACCGATGGGAAATTTTAACTTTACGTAACAACCCCCCACGTGTGGTACTCAATGACAACAATATAAATTGATTCTCCAAACAAGTGCCCCCTTCGGGGGTGATTTACTTTCGCCGTTGAGGGGGTCCCTCACGGGACCCCCGTTTATTCTATCTGTCAGGGGTACATCAAATAGAGTCTGCGCTAAAGCTAAGATTATATCCTTTCTGAATGTAAACGAGTTCAGTCGTAGGACTGACTTGAAGTGACGTAGGAATGATCTGCCACATCCAATACAATTTACTCGCCCCAGGAGTAACCGGCACAGTACTTGCACCTTGCCAGGTTGCTTGATCAATCTTTTGAACTTGTAGTCTCCATTTGATCTGCGTAGGCTGAGCACCAGGTTCCAATAGTATCTCTTTCGAGAAAATAATCTTGCCAAAGTCTTGACGGAATTCGGCCACGAGGGTAGGATCCCAATTGATCCCCTTAGCAGGGGCTTGTATGAAAGCAATAAGAGCAGGGTCGATAAGGGAATTGGCCCGCACTGCCCAGAGACGTATCTTAAGCGGGACATTGGCCGTAGGAGAAGAGGCAAAAAGAAGACTAGCAATCCCCCCACGCAGCACTATATCGTTATCGCCAAAGGTGGCGAGAGGTTTGCCGATCTCATGAGCCTGAAGTCCCCCGGTACCGAGCCAGAAGGGGTCAGCTTCTACCGTATTGCCGAATACCGTGCTGACCATAGGTTCGACGTTAACAAGAGCAGTATCCATCGCAGTAACAGGCACAGGATAAGAAACAGTAATGGACCAGTGCGAACGATAGTGCGTATTGGCCTGAGTATCACGCCACAGTACATTGCGCCACCTCCTTTGTCCTAGTTTCCGGCTGCGAAACGAAGTAGA